TACAGTTCATAGTCCATACTACCGATAAACTGCTTCGTAACTGCTACAACACCATAGTCCATACAGTTCCAGAACTGTAGGTTAGGAAGGTCCATATCGGGGCTAGGAACCTCTGGAGCAGACACAAACGCACTGATAGGTAGTTTATCATACATTGCCGCATATTCGGGCAAATACGTCTCAAAATAAAAAGTGCGCCCAGGTATCGACTTACACGATACCCAGACGCCTTTAACGAATTCACCATGACCAGATTGATGGTCGGTGAGATATTCTTTTCTTACCCATACCTCAACCGAGGGAAGGTTGCAAATTAAAGCAGCCATTATGTATTAATGTAACTGCTTCTATTTAACGACCTTGACCTCGATATGGTTTCTTTGCCTTATTGCGAGACGTTGCGGGAGCATACGAGTTCTTTCCCGAACCTTGACGAGTTTTTTTCGGTTTGCCAGGAATATAATTCCCGTTCTTCATCATTGCCATAATAATCTCCTAATCAAATAACCCGAGTCTTTTCGTGACCAACACGAATCCGAGGATCGCACCAGATCTCAAATCCTGCTTCCTTTGCATCAAGACAGAATGAGACATCCTCACCACACATGTCCTGTACATTTCCACTCTCAAAGACCTGCATCTTAGGAG